GGATCTGTCTCCTTCGCGTGGTCCTTCTTCAACTTCACCCACACGAACACCTGCTTCTGATGGAAACCCCAAGCGTTCATGACGTTGAGACCATCCTGGATCATGGATCCTGGCACCCAGAGCGCGAGGAGGCACCCTTCAGGGTCGACGATCGATCTAACTGGGATGTTGGCGACCGCGGTCGCCGTCATCGTCCTGTAGTGTGACGCCGCGGAACGCTTCACTGGGCGCTTCATCGCCTTGAGTCCGTCTGTGAAGCCCCACGGAGGGTCGGCCACGATCAGCTGCGTCAACATGCTTCACCTCGAGGATGAAGGTTACGTAGAACGTCAACGACGATGCCACGATCCCGCAGCTCATCCATGATCGTCTCATGAACTGCATCGCGACCAGGAGAGTTGTCGACCAACACGTGGTTGGGCAACGAAGCAGCAAGGGTGACGTAGTTGCCCTTGACCCTAGACTGCATGTCAGAATCCTTCTCGTAGGAATCGTCCGTCGTGGTCTTGCGTGTGAACGTCTCACCGTGCAACACGAACGTGATGTCAGGTTGCCGAAGCGCAGAGAACATCATCTCGTTCAACCTGTCGCTTACGCCCTCCGCCTTCCCGTACGCCATGGCAGACAGCGACCAACGATCGACGATGACGAAATCATGCTGACGTGAGAGCTTGGGCAACGTGAACGTCTGGAACATGAGCTTGTTCGTGAAGTGCACGAGTTGGAACAACGTTGGGAACTTCCGCGCTAGCCCGTTCCCAAGCATCCAGTAGATCAGCTTCGACGTTGCTCCTGCAGACGGGATCTTGACAAGCACGACGTCATTGTCGCGTCCATCGAACGGGTAGTTCCTTGTGACCATCTTCGACAGGGCGGCATGCAGCATCTTCGCTTGCGTAGATTTTCCATGCTTGTCGGGCCCTTCCACAACTATGACCTTTGCCATGGGTTAGATCCTATCACAGATGGTTGAGAAGTTCAAACCGTCAGATCGTCAAAGATCGCAGGCCAGAGCCCGATGAACTCCTCGAGCAGCGGCCTCGTCACCTCGCGCATCTGCGGGTGAGCAGCGGTAGGAACCCTCTGCTTGAAGAAGTGACGCCAGTAGGTGAACGTGCCTGTCGCGACGAGCTCCGTCTTTAGCGAGTTGGGGAGGACGCTGCGAGCCTCCTGAGGAGAAGCACCATCCTGCAACATGTTGAGGTACACACGTTCTACCTCTAACATTACGTCCTTCCACTCATTGAACAGCGGCGAACCTTCCTCCCAAAAGCAAGGTTTGATGAACGTGCACTCCTCACCGAACTTGCCCTTGCTGTAGTTGCAGTAGCGCGTTGACTCTTGAGCGTAACCCACACCGATGCGATGCCTGACGATCTCGTGAGAGACGCCCCTGTCAACGATGAAGCGTACGCTTGCGTACGCATGGTCGAACATCGCGAGGTGTCCCCTGTCGCGGATCATCCTGCAGAACTTGTCAGCGGATCCTTCGCAGATGTTGTCCTCGCTCTTGTAGCACGTTCGACCCACCAGCTCGATCCGCCGAACAGCGTCGTACGTGAATTCCTCGATCGTTGCGCTCGGTGCGATGATCTTCATAGCATGCCTTCCTCGCTCAAAAACCCTGTTCTGCCGGCCATGGATTCCACATCCTGGGTACGCAGATTATTCTGTGGGCTGACCGTGTTGGTCAAGAGCCATGCATGCCATGGTACTGCAGGTACCTGAGATGTATTGCTCAGACTCGGCGGGTGAAGTTGAAAAGCGCATCGTCTAACACGTCGTAGACTTTTTCTTCTAGCTCGTCGCACACGTCGTTCATCGCTGCGATCGCCTCACGCTGGTCCTCACCGTTCTCGCTCTTGTTGAGGAGGATGAACTTCTTGATGCGTTTGCGGATGATGTTGACGAAGTCGGTCGTGTCACCGCGCAGTTGCCACTCGGGAACGCCGTGAAGTTCTTCCTTGATCAGACGACGAAGTTCTTCAAGTCTGATCTTCATGATGCAAACGACTGATTGGGTCGTCCCTTCTTGTCAAGAATTCCCATGTCGATAAGTACCTGCTTCGTCCAGAGCTGTGAATCGATCGGATGTTGAGCGTGGAACCAGTCCCACTTCTCACGATTGCGAACGTTCGTAAATCTACCTTTGATCTCCACCCACGTGTTCGCGTGATCACCATCCTTAACGAAAGCGTCAATGATGTACTTCGATGCAACACCGCGCTTGGTTAACAACGGCGTTACGAATGAAATCTGCCAGTCAAAGTCAATCTTGAGATGATTACACCAGTTCACGAACGCAAGTTCGTACGTCCCTGCACAAATAAGTTCTTCGTTCGTCTTCCAATGCGTCCGAACATACAACAACTTTGACGTCGTCAAGGCACGCCTTGAAACTTCACGATTTTGAATCGGATTCTCAACGCCGTACTTCTTAAGGTTCGTCTTGCGAATTTTCTCGAGCGTGTCTGGATCGTTCAACGTACATGCGACGCCGTAACGAGCTAGATTCGTGGCAATCGTCTTCTGCCTAACGTCATTACGTTGTTGTGTGTTTGAAACGCCGTATTTTGCCACATTGTCATCACAGATCTGTTGCTTGATCTTCTCGCTCTGAAATGGATTAATCGCACCGTAGCGATCAATACATGTCTTGTGAGCCTTCGCGCGAACATGCGAATCGTTGAGACTACATGTTGAACCATACTTCTTGAGGTTCGTCTCACGCCTATTCTGTGCTCCTCGCAACGGATGACAACTGCCGTTCAGAACGTTCAGTGCGATCGCCGTCCACTCGCCGAACTCAACGTCAATGAACTTCGCATAATTATGTGTTGATGTGAATGTCGTCGCTATGAGTATTACTCTCGAGTCATGAACAACATCGAGCAATTTCTGCGCTGCTTCTGCAGTTCGAATTCTTTGACGCATGATAAATTGTACTCCATCACCATGCACGTATACTTCAGTTGATCCCATCCATCTCAGGAGGTGTCCCATGACCGTCATTTGCGAACGGATTATAACGTTCGGCAGGATACTTCAACGCAATTTCCTCTGCAATTGCATTCGCTAGTTCGACGTCACCGTCTTCAATCGCTTCACGAAGGCCCATGCCCTCCATGTCATCGACGAACATTACATGTTCTGCTTCAGTGCAGTCGCCTCCTTCAGGACCAATTTCGACCACGCCAGAGTATTTTCGAAGAAACTCTGCTAGTGTCGAACGACAGACGGTCGTGTCTTTCATTCCCCAAACACCAGGATCATTGAGATCTAGGTCTTCTGAAAGTGCCTCGTTGATCAATCGTCGGAGATCGCCTACCCTGATCTTCATGGTTCTCACTCGTGATCGCAACCGGTCATGTGTTCTTCGCCTGCACCGGGCGTGCAGTCGCATATCGGGCAGCGCCAATCGCAACCTTTCATGTGAGGATCATCGTGCTTTGCATCGCACACCGGACAGCGCCATTCAGAGCACTGAGGATCATGATCGGCCCAGTCGGGATTGCCGCACTCCGGACAACCAGCCTCGTTGAAGTCGGGATCGCTGACACCTCCCGGGACGTAGTGCTTCGAGACAGGCTTCGCCTGCGCCGGCGGCTTCGGTCGTACCTCGTCAGCCTGCTGCTGCGAGAAAAAGCGACACTTCGGATTGGGACATTCGCACGAGTTGAAACCGACGTAGGCCTTGGGATCACCGCAGGAAGTGCAGGGTGCTTCAACCAGAAGTCCCAGTTGTTCCTTGATGATTTGACGCAATGACCTGACGCGGATCTTCATGTCGAGTAACTATTCATCCGCACTTCGACCATGGGCAGCTAACGCACGCAACGCATCCTTGCTGGTACACAAGCTTCCCGCCGCACTCGGGACATGTAGGTTCACCCGTGACGGTCGTGCCGTCCTTGATGTAACCCTTCAGAACGCGGGCGATGACACCTGAGAAGCTCTGCAGGTCTGAACGCTTGTCCTTCTTGAGCTGTTCAACCACGAACTGGATGGGCGCTCCGTGGCGCATTGACAGCGAGATCAGGCGGGTCAAAGCACCGTGCTCCGGGTTGTCGAACAACGCAACGATGTCTTTCAGAAGGAGCTGATCGTCATCACCCAACGGGATGCGCAGGTTGTACGTGACGACGCCGTCCTTCTTACCGTTCTTGATGATCGTCGCCTTCCTCGTCTTCTTGGGCACCTCAACGCATTGCGAAAGGCCTGCGAAGATCTCGTAAGGAACACCGTGAAGCAATCCCACCAGGACGAGGTACTGCTCGCCCTTGATGCTGACGCGATGTACATCGCACTCGAGCTCCTTGGGTCGCTTGGGAGCGTGGCTCTCCACGATGATGAGAGGTTGACCGTCGGGCGTTGCAGCCTGTTCATTGACGATGACAGCCTTGCGACTGCCGATGCGGTACACCGTGACGCCCTTGCAACCCGTCTCCCATGCATGCATGCACAGATCGGACACAACGTTCGTTGAAACATCCTTGGGAAGGTTCGTTGTGTTGCTGATGCTGTGACAGATCCACTTCTGCGCAGCAGCCTGGATGTCGACTTTCTTGATGGGATCGATCTCCTCAACCGTCGACCCGTAGTAAGGCGACTTCGTGACATCGGTCTCTCCTGTGACCTCCATCCACTTTGCCACGCCCGGGTGAACGACCTCGTACTTCTGCCACTGATCACCCATCTCATCGACTTCATCAACGCGACCGTTCTTGTCAGCGTTCATGATCTTGCGCTTTCGAGTGCTCTTCAAGAAAAGTACGGGTTCGCATCCTGACGTGGTCTTCACCATGATCGAACCGCTGCCGACAGGCGCCGTCGTGGTGTTGGCGAGGTTACGTCGACCGAACCTTTCGTACTGCACGCGCAGTTCAGGATCCTCGTCCATGATGCGATTGATGAACGGATGATCGCGCTCAGAGTCGAACGAGAACGCCGGGAAAGGACCACGTTCCTTCGCCATCTGCACAGAGGATCGGTACGATGACAACGCTAGCTGCCTGTAGATCTGACCGGTCAGCACGATGGATTCATCGCTGCCGTACTTCATGTTCATCGTTGCAAAGACGTCACCTAACGCAGTGAGACCCAGGCCAGTACGACGTCCCTGTTCTGCCGCGGTCCTGATCTTCAGCCACAGCTCGAGCTCGGGACGCTTGACGTCGTCAGGCTCCGGATCTGAATTGATCTTGCTGAGGATCTTGTCGATCGCTTCAAGCTCCAGGTCGATCAGATCGTCCATCAAGCGTTGGGCGATCTCGGTCGCCTTGCCGAACCCAACGAAATCGAAGTTGGCGTGCGATGTGAACGGGTCGATGACGTACTTCAACGGGTTCATGAACAACAACCTGCACGAGTCGCCCGCAGAAAGGGGCAGTTCGCCGCACGGGTTGGTGCAGATCGTTTTGAAACCTTTGCTTGCGTACGCGTCGGCAGGACCCATTCGAATGATGGTGTCCCAAAACAGCATGCCTGGCTCGCTGCAGTCACGCATCGCCGAAGTGATGTTGTCCCAAACTTCGCGAGCGTCAACCCACCGTTCAACGACGTACGATGACAGACCGGGTTCGACCGGGAAACGTTGCTGGTACTTCTCGCCGTTCTTGACTGCGTTCATGAACTCATCAGACATCCTGAACGACAGGTTCGCTCCGGTCACCTTGGTACCGTTGCGCTTGATGTTCGCGAACGTCAACACCTCAGGATGGTGCACGCTCAACGTAAGCATCAGAGCACCGCGGCGACCGCCTTGTGCGACTTCACGGCACGTGTTGCTGTAACGCTCCATGAACACGCCGATGCCATCGGTCGTGCGGGCTGCGTTCGCAGCGGACAATCCCTTGGGTCTGATCGTGGAGATGTCAAACCCAACGCCACCGCGGCGCTTCATGATCTGAACTTCCTCCTGATCCGTCTTCATGATGCCGCCGTAAGAATCGTACGGTGACTCTATGACGAAGCAGTTGCTCAACGATTGGATCTGGTACGGATTGCCCAACGCGGACATGGGACCGCCTTGAGGCACGACCTTCCATGACGAAAGAAGCTCGTAGATCACGTCCTCGCTCACAGGATTCGGGTACGCTAGCTCAGCCCTTGCGAGCTCACGAGCTTCACGATGATGCATGTCATCGGGCGTCAGTTCGTACAACGTGCCCTTCAGATCCTGCAATGCGTACTTACCGCAGAAAACGTCTGTCGCTAGTTCATCACCCGCAAAGTACGTAAGTGACGCAGCGTGTGCTTCATCGTATGTGAACGACGTCATCAAATCAACCTCTCTTAGAACTTCAGGCGCGCAACGGTTCGAGGGTACATTGTGCAGGAATATCTATTCCTCACTTCTTGTCTGGTACGTTGGACTGCGCTTGCTTCATGAAGGGTTCATTCTTCAGCTCGCGCCACTTGCTACGCAGTGCCTTCTTCATCTCATCTTCATCCTCTGACGCTGCTTCCTCGAGACCGCCAGCTTTTCCGGTGATCGCAAACTTACTACGCGCGGTGTCAATGAGCACAGGAAAGACCAACCCGTCACGTCCAGCACGATTCTTGGCAACGTACAACCTGCCTTGACCCGATGATTTTTCGTGCGCACGTCTAGAGATGCTGATGACGACGTCGGCGACCATCGCCTTTCCGTACGCTTCCGCCATGTTGTTCAGGTCGACGACCTCTGCGTCAGAACCTTCCTTGTTCGATTGTGATGCAGTCCAGATCGGGATCTTCTTCTCTGACGCGAACCCACGCAGTTCCTCGTAGATCAGTTTGAGCTCATGTCGCAATGAATCGTACTGGCGGGTTGAACGCATGATGTCTGCGTAGTCGATGGTGATCAACCCGGGCCTGAAACCCTTCAGATCCAAACGTTCTATGTGCGAACGTAGGGTGTAGATCGTCGCACTGTTCGTTGGGAACTCTTTGATGATGAGCCGACCCAACTTCGTGGTACGGTACGTCTCGAGGACCTGCTCCTTGTTTTCGATGACGGTGTTAGAATCGATGTCGCACAGGTTGCTGTCGTACCTGAGACCCACCGCAGACTCAGACAGCTCCATCGTGTAGTGAAGAACGTCGACGCCATTTCGCAGCGCGTTCGAGCCCAACATCGTAAGGAAGTGACTCTTGCCGACGCCGGTAGCTGCCACGCACACGCCTATCTCGCCGGCGCCCAATCCTCCGTTCAGGATGTCCTTGCGATCCAGCTCGTCAAGACCGGTGGCGATCGCGTTACGTTGCAATCTTGTGAAGCGGCTCTCATGATCCTCGAAGAAGTCGAGGCCCAACGCCGGCGTGGTACCGACGACGACCGCCCTCTTGATGTCCTCAACGATCTGTTCGTACTTCTCCGACTGCATCTTCTCGGCGGCGCCCATCAAGGCCGCTTTGAGCGCTTGCTTGCGACAGAAGTCAAGGGTCTTCTCCTTGACGTACTGCAGGTCGCCTGGATCTGGGTTCGCCTTCATCCTGGTGAGGTACTCGATGATCTGATCACGGAGGATGGTGTCCGTTCCGATCTTCAGCTCGTCGCGTATGATCGTGACGAGGAGCTGCAACGTCGGGAACACCTTGTACTTCTTTGCGTAACCGAAGTAACGTTCTGCCAAGAAACGCAGGTAGTTCAGCTCGAGGTACGACACGTCGAACACCTCGATCAACTGCTCAGCCCAAGGACGATCGCTCAACAACCCCTGCATAACCTTCTCTTGGAAGGCTCGACCGTACTGTCCTAACGAAACAGTGTCCGTCATTTACGACATGCCTCCGAGTTGAACGTTGCTGATGCAATTGAACGAGTAGAAAAAATCATCGTCATTGAAGTCTCCGATCCCTTCGTGAACCAAGAGCTTGATGAACGCGTACTTGTTCATCCTCGGCACGAAGTCGTTGATGTGCTTGTCGATCGACGCTTGCTGGTTGGGCGGTATCATGTTGCCGTTGAGGAACACGAGCTTCCAGTTCCTCTTGACGTCCTCCTGACAGTCCAGGATCCTCTTGTACATCCGTGATTCGTCAACGTGCGATGCTGCGTAGTTGAGAACGTCCTGAAGCAGCACGTCATCGTCTAGACCCAACATCGGGAACAACTTTGACACCGTCTTGAACCCAACGCCCGTGATCCCCGGGATGTTGTCGCCTGCGTCGCCCGCAAGGGCCTTCGCGATCGCGAAGTGCTTTGCACGAACTCGAAATCGTTCCATTACGTTCTCTTGCATGACGAAGTTCTTCGAGTGCAGGTTGAAGATCCTCGTCCTGTCGTTCAGGAGTTGGAAAAGATCCTTGTCAGATGACACAATGACCTTATCGATACCCTGCATCGGTCCGCATGATAGGTATCCGATCAAGTCATCTCCTTCGCAGTCTGATACGTGCAGTTGACAAACGGGCGCACACTTCAGCATGCTGATGAGCAGGACCACTTGCTTGTGCCTGTTCTCCTCGGTGTCGGGGATGTCATCTTCGTAGTAGCGATTCTTCCTTCCTGGTGCTCTGTTGAGCTTGTACTCGGGCAAGAGCTTGCGTCGTCGTGAGCTTCCCCCAGATTCCCAGCAGATGTACACGTTCGACGGTTGAACTTCACGCACGATGTTCTTCAAGGTCTTGAGGAAACCGATGCACCCGCCCATCTGTTCGCCGTTCGCGTTCATCTGCGGGTACGCACAGTACGATCTGACGAACAGGGACATCGCATCGACGATTATGACCGGACGGAGCTCTTCAGGCATGCAGCAAGTGTACTACAACCGACCGTTCAAGTACATGCGCCTAGTCCCTTGGTGGAGCACGCTAGCACCTACTTAACCCATGAACGTGCAGCTGCTGAGAACGTACATCTCCCTGTTGACTGAAGCAATCAGAACGAAGAAGGGTCTCAAGGGGAAGTACGGTGGACAGTTCGGTGACAAGTT